TAATGTAAGAGATTTTATACAATTAAATATGAACTTTTTGAATGATATTCAAAGTTACCATTGGCAAACAGAGTCATTTTCTGAGCATGAACACACAGGTGAATATTATGAAAAGTTTAGTAAATTAAATGATGAACTTGTAGAAACATGGCAAGGCAAAACAGGCACAAGAATTAACTTTAGTGCTGAATTAAGACCTGGCATAATGAACTATGCTGATAATAGTCAGGTTAGAGGTGAAGTACAAAAACAAGTAGCACGAATAACAAAGATTACAGAAAACAGCAAAGTAAAAGGTCAAATGGATTTAGAAAGCATATTAGAGGATATGCTTGTGGTAACTAATCAATTATTGTTTCATCTAACACTTAAATAGAATGCCCATATACACATTTACAAATACAAAAACTGGTAAAGAGTTTACCGAGATGATGACCATTGCTGAAATGGAAAAGTATCTAAAGAAAAACAAGCACATCAAACAAAATATATCTGGCATAAGAATTGTTGCAGGTGTAAGTGGTGCTAGTTATAGACAAGATAGTGGTTGGAAAGAAACATTATCAAAAGTAGCAGAAGCACACCCAATGAGTGCTTTAGCAAGTGAAATGGGAACAAAGTCAACAAAACAAATCAAAACAGAGCAAGTGATGAAAAAGCACAAGGCTAGACAAAATGCAAAAAATAAATAATATAGGGGTGCAGAGCGAGCAACTGAACAACAACGGTCGTATACCAGAGTCTAATAAGTCAATCCGCTCATTGCACCTACCTAAACAAGGAGAAAACTAATGGCAGACATACCTGATTTTATGAGGGAGTTTGATACCGATGTAGATTATGGTTTTACTCCTGTATCAAAAAAACCTGCTGACGACACGCCAGCAATAGACACGAAGGTTATTGAAGACTCTAATTTAGAGATTGCAAAAGTTAAATCAGATGTAGGCGATATCAAGTCTATGATGAATGAGATAATGCAAATTGTAGCAGAGAAAGACTCTGTTAACAAAGAGATACAGGACGCTGACGTATCGGCGAGATTTAAAGAGATTGAAAAGACTATACTACCGTTTTTGTATAATCTTTCAAAAACCAATGAACCTTACATACATTGGCCTAATAGAGGACCAATCATTAAGGCTCAGATGGATAAAATATTAAAACTTACAAGGGGATAATATGTTAGAAATAAAAGCTCATCACAAAGAATTAAAACGAGCGGTGAATGAAATTGAAGATAAAAGAAAACAAGACAGATCAAATAAATTATGGTACGATATAAGAACCTTAAAGAAAATAAAACTTATAGCAAAGGATAAATTAAATGCAACTAAGCAAAAACTTTTCGCTTAAAGAACTAACTGCTTCTCAAACAGCAGATAGACATGGAATTAGTAATAATCCAAGCGAAGACCATATGGATAACTTAAAAAGACTATGCGACAATGTACTTCAAAAAGTTAGAGATCACTATGGCAAGGTAGTATCAGTATCTAGTGGATACAGATCACCCGAGTTATGTGTGAAAATAGGATCATCAATGAAATCACAGCACGCCAAAGGCCAAGCTGCGGACTTTGAAATCTTTGGCATTGCAAATGCTGATCTAGCAAAATATATTATTGACAACTTGGATTTTGACCAATTGATATTAGAGTTTCACAAACCAGAAGAACCTAATAGCGGATGGATTCATTGTTCATATAAGAACAAAGAAGAAAACAGAAAACAAGTATTAAGAGCATACAGAAATGATGATGGTAAGACGGTATACGAACCGTATGACCCTAGTTGAGCTGTTGAACGTCTTAACAATGACAAAATAGAAGAACAAAACAAGATTATAGACGCCTATATGCAGAAAGGTATATAGCTTGACAATCTTGTAATAATCTGATATAATGATTATATAAAATTATACGGAAAGGTATATTATGTTTAAACATGTTAAATTGAATGAAGATGTATTGCCTAAATCGTTAGGTGTGAAAGGCAAGAATCAAAACGGTGTAAGATATTATACTATTGATGGTGTTAATATGCCTTCCGTTACATCTATATTAGGACAAATTCCCGAAAAACAAGAAGGTCTACAGGCATGGCGAAATGCAGTTGGTGAGAAAATGGCTAACTACATATCAAATGCTGCTGTTAATAGAGGTAAAACTACCCACACCTTAATTGAAAACCATTTAAAGAACGAAGACGAGAAGTCAGTAGGTATAACTGCTGTTACACCACTAGGACTTTTTAGAATTATTAAACCATATCTTGCTAGAATAGATAACATACATTGCCTAGAAGAATACCTATACTCTAAAGAAATAGGTGTTGCAGGCCAAGTAGATTGTATTGCTGAATATAGAGGCAAACTATCAGTTATTGATTTTAAGACCTCTACAAAACAAAGGGATGCTAATTACAATTATGCTAACTTTTTACAGACATCTGCTTATGCAAAAATGTATGAAGAGCTATACCCAAATTACAAGATTGAACAGACCGTTATATTAGCCACGTGTGAAGATGGTTTTGTACAAGAGTGGATACATACTGAAGAAAAAATAAAAGAGCACCAAGAGAAGTTTTATAAGCACACTCAGGACTTTTTTGAAAAAAATAACATAAATAGTTAGACCGAAAGGCTAACTATGAAAAAACTATTAACACTTATAACACTATTATTCGCTACAAGTACATTTGCTGAAGATTTACAAAAGTACGACTTTCAATGGATGCACGTACCAGTAGTTTGTGGTACATCACCAGAAGTAATGAGATACCTTGAAGATAACAATTTCAAATTAGAGAGTGTATCTATGGGTAGATCAGGTGCTTCAGAAACAGGCGATCCCGCTTATTTTGTTGCTTACTATTTAAATGAGAAAGGTGATCAATCTGTTGCCGCTATAACTTCACCAACAGGACATGAAACTTGTATGATGTATAGGAGTTTTGATCTACAGAAACCTGGAGATAAAGTATAGTAGCTTGACAAATTAGTCTAATTGAGATATAATATTATAATAAAGTGAGGATAAATTATGAGCGATGAAAGTATGCCACATGGCAGAGATACCCACGACCAAGATATGACTTATGAGAATGAGCAATCTATGGTAACTATACCATTGCGTGAGTATGATAAACTAAAAGAACAAGGTCAGTACATAACAGACCCGAGTCTAATTTCAATAATAGATAAGATTGAAGAACTAACAAGAGCATTAAGAAAACACATAGTTAGAAAACTATAATGTTGATGAATAGTAAAAAGTTTGCTCAAATTATTGAAGCAATAGTAAAAGAAAAACGAATGTCCTATATGGATGCCGTGTTAAAATATTGTGAAGAAAATGATATTGATACAGCGTCTGTAGGTCCTTTAATTAACAAGTCACTAAAAGAGAAGATAAAAGAAGAGGCAGAAAAACTGAACTTGGTTGAACGATCAAGTACAGCAGTTTTACCTATATGAATAGTTATGAATCATATACATTATATTTGGCTATTAAACTACACTTCACTTCCGATAATTATGATTTTTACAGGCACAATGCCAAAGTTAATTCATCATTTAACACATTTTTAAAACGTAATGATAGGTTCTTCTTTCATAAACTTACAACTAAATATACGAGGGAAGAGATGTTAGAATATTTTGTATCTAACTTCTTCCATAATTCAAAAACATGGATAGGCAATTTAGTTAGAGCAGATGGAGAAACTATTTACAACAAGTGGAAGAAATATAATCAATCTTTTACATACAATTTTAGGAGCGATTGCGTATTGCTTCGTAATGTTATTAATGATAACTCTATTCGGTTTGATGATGTGTTTCGTGTACATAATGGGCAACATCCACGATTGCTACGACTACTTCTATCTGAAAAAATATCAGTACAAACAATCATCATCTTGGATAAGGTTCTATCTTTTATTAAAAGATGGGATAAAGACATTGCCGAAACGATTATCTGGCCTGAAAAATCGTTTAAAATAAAGAAATTATCACCTTTTATCAAGTTTAACCTTACTAAATGTAAGTTTATTATGAAAGAGGTATTTGTATGAGCGAAGAACGTAAACTAACAGAGCAAGAAGTAAGAGAAGAATTTAGACAGCAACGTAAGGACAAGACATTTGCCTCATGTTGGCCTGCTAACAATGATAGTTTTTATGAGTGGTGCTCAGGTTACCTAGACTATCAACACATAACAAAAAAGAATAGAAAGAAAAATAAATGAGTGATGTATTTGAAAGTGTAATAGATGTAGGTAGTGGTTTTATATTAGCTATTTGTATAAATTTATTAGTTTTCCCCCTATTTGGTTTATACCCTAGTATATTTGATAGTATGGGTATCGCATTAATATTTACCGTAGTGTCAATGACTAGATCAGCATTATGGAGAAGATACTTTAGAAAAAGAAGAACATGACAATTGAACCAATAAGAGAAAAACTAGATGATAAAATTGCTAAACTAAACAGTAGCAGAGTCATTAAGAAGATTACACCAAAAGGCGACCTATCATGGTACGTTAAGTGGGTATCTGTATTCTTAATTCTATTTGCAACTGTGGCCAGAAGTGTAGGCACAATGCCACACATTGATATGTGGTTAGGTCTATTTGGTACAGCAGGTTGGGCATACGTAGGGTATCTATGGCACGATAGAGCATTATTAGTGCTGAACTCTATACTTGTTACATTATTGGTTGTAGGTCTAGCGAATTATTATTATGGCTAAAGATTTTTTAGAAGAAGTGAAAAAGGAACAAGAAATACTTGATATTGGAATGAAACAATCTTTAAGTGCAAAGGCAGAAAGATTCCCTACGGCTGAAGAAAGATGGCCAAGACAAGGTATTGTAATGAAGAAAAGAGCATTTATTATAGGTAATGGTGAGTCACGTAAAGATTTTGACTTGACAAAGTTAAGAGAACATGGTAAGATATATGCCTGTAATGCTTACTATAGAGATAATCCTCTACCAGATGTATTGATTGCTGTTGACAGCACAATGACACACGAAATATATCACAAAGGTATTGCTCATAAAATACCTTGCTATTTTAGAGAGTGGACTAAAGTACCTAACTTCATGTATGATACAATGTTACAAGGCATGTTACATACACAGGACAAAGACAAGGCAGATAAGATAGTTACCAATGCAGATAAAGGTAACATGTTTGTTATGAATGCTCATACAATCAAAGGCGAGGCAACGATAAGAAAAGAGGACGGCACGAAGTATAAGAAAGATGTTGACAACGCCCACATTTATGTATCTTGGATTACAGACGGCGATAAGACACAAGAATGGGAAGACCCAGGCTATCATGCTGGTGCAACAGCAGGCCATATTGCATGTAAATATAGTGAACTAGATGAGGTGTATATGATAGGTATGGATTTGAGATCAGATACAAAGATGTTCAATAACAT